AGGATATTCTTTAACGCGATGTATTGATCATGAAATTTAGTTTCACCATCATAAAAAATAATATCTGGATTGGATAAAGTTTTGAAATCAAATAGCTGATAATCAGTTTTATATACAGATATCTTATCTACATCACCAAACTTTTTCACGTTAGATAAGAACTCTTCTTGTGGTAGCACGTCAATGTTATGTTTATAATAATTCCCCATTTTTTGACTCACACCTTTTGGTGTTAAGTTGGGTGACATAAAGTTATCAATACCTATTGCATAGATATCGTTACCATAAATTGCTGAACAAAATGTTGCACCACGAAACACACCTATCTCTAGATATGTTGCACCATCAATATTGCAAATGTTATTTAAAAAACATTTAACCTTATTGCTTGTGATTCCATGAATATCTAAAATGTCTTGAGTTAATTTTGATACTTCAAGTTTACCCCATTCAATTGAATCGTCTATATGTTTAATTAAGTCCATATGATTTTTTCTTATGATCCGCAACAATATCACAGTAATTACAATCCCAGCATTGGAATTTACATTTCTTTATTTTATTTCTCCAACCCTTAAGTTCTTCGTGTGGTATACCATCCAAATATATTTCAGATGTTTTAGATAAGACATTTTTATCTGCAGCATATGAATCAACAATCTCCATCGTTTCATCTAATCGATTAAAACTATCTCTACCATGCATTTTGAAAACATCAATGTATTCTAAGAACTCATCAAACTCTTCTTTGAATGGAGGAATGGTACCGGTTTTAAAGAAGAACGCATTAATATCTTTCTCCCATTTATGTTCACAAGTTACTTTAGATATCTCATGATGAAAATATGGTAATTCATTATTGGTTCTAAGATTGTTATATGAATAATGTTCATCCATAACTGGGCATCTACCTAAACATCCTTCATTAACTAGTAATGATAGTTTAACATATCTACCCTTCTCTTCGTAATATTTTAACTGTGCCCTCTTAATATTTTTTAATTCCTCAACATCCCTCATTAAAATCCTGTCAAGGTTAATGTAATCAAATCCTTGATCGGCATTGTACCAGAAGTCTTGACCGGTTGCAACTTTTCTTAAAATGGTATTTTTAATTTCCATTTCAGGAAAGTGTTTCTTTAAACCCATCGCCACCCAATGACCGTGTGGGATGGTGATACACCTTAAACCTTTTTCATATAAAGGTTTTAAATTATCAACAAACAATTTGTAGTTGTCATATCTAGGGGAAACATTAACATTATTAAATGTTGCACTTATTTTAATACCCAATGCTTGTTGAATGATCATTGCATTTTCAAAAACAATATCTCTGTCTTCATCTCTGAACACAGCGCCCATTGCATCTTGAGTAAATGGTGGAACTCTACAGGTAAAATAAATGTCATATATCCATTCCTTATTTCTTTCTAAGAATGGATAAAATTTATTCATAAACATATCTTCCGACATCATCGGATTAAGTGGTATTGAGAATATTTTTTTCATTATTTGTTACCTTCTAGACATCCACCACATATACCATTACAATCGCTCTTATAAAAGACACAATCTAAACAGTCTTGTGGTACGGTATAATTTTTATGATTTGCAATATAAAGTTTATCAAACTCGTCCCTTAAATCTAATATACCACTTTTAGCTGATATTTCCAAAACATTATCAATCTTTACTTTATCCTGTAGTGGATAACAATGAATTGAACTTCCGTCTGGGAAAACGTCCAATGGCATAAATCCACATATGGTATCATATTCGGGGATCTTAAAGGTAGCAAAATTCAAAGAATTCTCTAAAACAGCTTTCTTTGTCTTCCCTTCCCATAAACAAGGTGGAACTTGACAATCTGAAGTAATCTTAATACCGTTATATAAGCCGAATTTAAGGATCTTAGTGATCTCCGCACCCATTTCCTTATTATTGATAAGATAAGTCCCTGTAAGGTCTAAACCGACCCTAATTGCATTTATTTTACCATCTAGCTCGTGGTATAACCATTTGATGTATTCGTAGAAGTTTCTATCCTTCCAGTCTTTAGACATCGTTACAGCTAAATAAAGCCTTGGGTTAGTATCAAACCCCCAGGTATTAGCATAAGCCTTGTAAATTTCCAAATAGTTCTTTTTAAATAAAACTATTCTATTTTTTTCATTAAGTTCTGCTGCATTGGGGAACACCCATCGAATATTCTTGATATTTTCTATTAGATAATCCCTTGTTGTTTTACTGAATAAGAAATTACTAACTAAATTTACCTTTATATTCTTTGAAAAAATATAATCCAGAATACCAATAAAATTAGGATGTTGTGTTGGTTCACCACCAAGGATTGTTATTTCCTCTTGCGGTGTATCTAAATGATAATGGTTGATAATCTTATCAACCATTTCTAATGACATGTCGCCTAATGTATGGTTTAATCTTGCATCTTCTTTAGTGAAACAAAATGAACAACCTTTAGCACATGTCCCATTAATTGCTAAATTCATTAAATTTTTTTTTAGAAGTCCATTCTCAATGTAAGAGGTGTTGTTGAAACGTTTTCATCCTCTTTTTGTTGTTTACTCATTGCCACACCAAACTTTTCATGTTTCAATCTGTGGCAATCTGCGATATTTTGACAATCTTTAATTCTTTCTTCCAATAATTGTTGTTCTAATAACAAGTTAGCTAACTTGGTATTATAATCAGTTACGTTATTGATAATTTTTTGAACAAATGTTGCTTTATCAATTCCTCTACCTGTTGATAATACATCGATGATCGGTGTTTGATAATCACTATCTGCCGTCCAACCAAACGCCTCTCTCTTTTGTTCTTCCCATGTATCTTTTTCTAAGATAGATGCATCCACCATTAATTCTTTATATCTTTCAGAGAATCTATCAGCAACAAGTTTTCTCATAACAGCCTTGTTAAATGCAACACCAGCAGCTTTGTCCTCATCAGTTAAAAAGTGTTTTACTTTTTGTTCATCCGTTTCTCCAGATTCCGCTAATTGAGGAATCTCATCCATGATATGAGAATTAGTTCTAACACTAATATAATCTTTATAGATGTCAGCAAATACAAATCCTCTAGCAACTTCTGGTGGAATAATTGCTGCCCCAAGTTTATTAAGTTCAACCCTCATATCATTGTACTCATCCGCAATTCTACCATAGTTGTAATTTAAATACATACCAACAACCTGAATATATCCTGGAACGTTACCTTGTAGTTTAAAAATTATATGTGTCATTATAATAGTTTTTCTGTTTCAATCTTATTTGAGTTATCTAACTTCAATTGGTTTTTTAATGATTCTTCAATTGAGAAATTATTTGTTGTTGCTTGTGTCATCAAGTGATTAATATTTCTATCAATAGATATTGTGTATGCTGATGCAAGTGTTAAAACTTGTTTTTGTTGTTCAGGGTCCATCATTAAAATTGAATCTAAATTACCAGTCCCAATTCTACCATATGAAATCATATCCAACATTGCTTGTTTAGCCATACGAACTGTCCAATATTCATGTTCATATTTTTCTTCTAATTCTGGATTACCAAATACATCAATTAATTTTGTTCCATCTGGAAGAACAGCTTCTTCGGTCTCTAAAAACTCTTTAATTAACTCAATAAAACCTTGTCTTTCTCTGTAAGCATCTCTTAAGTTTCTTTTAAACTTTCTTAAATCAATAAGTTTATCAGCAACTGTTAGATCGATCATCTCTTTTCTTTTAGAGTCGGTGATAAACTCTTTACTTTCCTTATCCATTTCGATTTCAAGTTCAGCTTTTCTTACTGTATACTCGAGATGTTCAACAGCATCTTCTCTAACTCTTAATTCTAATAAACACTGTTTTAATTTAGCATATGACGTTATTTGTGCACCGCCTACGAAATTATACGCTTTGTACTTTGGTAGTGCAAAAGACATACTTTCAGAAATCTTCATTAGTTTTTCATCAAACGGGTTGTTTAAATTTTGTTCTCTGTCATATTTGTAACCTTCCATAAATAAATTGTTTTGTTATAATATAAGTAATTTTTTTTGAATTATCAACTATTGTCTCCAACCACAATGGCCAGAAGACGTTCCTGCATTAACACCAGGGTTTAATCCGGTAATACTAGTTGAGCCAACATCCGTTGCATACCAAAACTTCCAACTAACATTGTTCTGTGCCCCATCATAATTTCCTAACATATATTGCCAATCTTGACCTAATGTAAAGTTTTCTTCCCCACAGTTTGGATGTGGTTTTGAAACATTCCCGATATTAGTATCATTAGAATTGCTCCATCTTCTTAAATTATAACCACCATTATAACTTCCCTCATTTCCAGCATACCCCTTACCAACTTTTGAGCTAATCCCCTTTTGTTGTGAATGGTTACCCCATTGACTAGATGAACTAGGTGTTTCATTGGAAAAATTAAATTTAATACCAGCAGATGATGTCCAAGCGTAACCAAAACTTTCATCAAAAAATGCTCCAGCACCATCGTCGCCACTAATTGATGAAACCCCAAATCCACTTACATAGCTTTCGTTCGATAAATTAAATTTTTCAATCGTTGTTGATCCGCCAGAAAACAAATATGCTATCTCAGTTTCTTTTTGCATAGTTCCAAGATCACTTCTAGCAATACCAGTGTTGAATTTTGTTTGGTGTGCGTAATTTGTGTCCGTAATCATATTGATAGCAGCTGTTCTCGTTCCATGTATTGTTCCGGCACTTTTCCACGCCCCGTCATCATTTACAGACCAAAGAAAAAGTATCGATTTACTACACGCTCCGGATGTATATGAAATTGGGTAATCTAATAGTTCACCAATGTGTGTTGTTTGATCAATAAGATTAACTGTTTTGTGAACATTTCTCCAAGGTGATGAGTCTTTGTAACCACCAGCTAAATAAGAATAATTAATTACTTGTCTATATCTAAATGCGGTAGGTTGTGTTTCTTGTGCAGCAATTCTTTCCCAACCGTCATCAATATTTGATACGCCAGTATACAACATCAAATAACTACTTCCGCTACTTGATGTTTCAAGATATAATGAACCTGAACGAGGACTTGATGGTCTATTTGCTCTAGTGCCTCTTGGTGGTCTATTAACAACCCTATCTGATGCTAAGCTTCCACTAACTTCTAAATTCTCGTATAACATTTTATTTATAATTTATGCTCTCCAACCACAATGTCCAGAAGATGTTCCACCATTAACGCCGGGTGCTAATCCACTTACGCTGGTGGTTCCTGTATCCGTTGTGTAGCTGAATTTCCAACTTGTATTATTTTGTGCGCCATCATAATTACCTAACATATATTGATGATCCTGACCCATTGTGAAATTTTCTTCTCCACAGTTTGGATGTGGTTTTGCCACATTACCAATATTAGTGTCGCTGGCATTGCTCCATCTTCTTAAGTTATATCCGCCACTATATGACCCTTCATTTCCCGCATATCCTTTACCAACTTTTGAGCTAATCCCCTTTTGTTGCGCGTGTGCTGACCAATGAACAGATGATGAAAATGTTTCAGACGCAAAACTAAACTTGATACCTTCGCTAGATGTCCAACCGTATCCAAAGTTTTCATCAGAAAATGCACTACCACCATCACTACCATTTATTGTTGTTAAATTGAACCCAGTCATAATTGTTTCATTACTTAAATCAAATTTGTCAACAATAGAACTACCAGCGGAAAACATGTATGCAAATTCTGTTTCTTTATGCATAGTAGCAACATCGCTCCTTGCGGTTGTTATGTTAAACTTAGTTTGGTGTGTATATTTGGTATCATTTGCCATATTAATTGCTGATGTTCTAACACCATTAACATCACTTGGTCCTTTAAATGCATTATCTTCATTAACGGACCAAACAAAAAAGATATATTTACTACAAGCCCCCGAAGTATATGATGCAGCGTAATCTAATAGTTCACCAATATGTGTTGTTTGATCAGTAGAATTAATTGTTTTATGAACATTCTTCCATGGTGATGAGTTTTTGTAACCACCAGCTAAATAGGAAACACTAATTATTTGTCTAAATTTAAAACCAACATTTGAGTTAACTTGGGAAGAAACTCTAACCCACCCATTATCCCCATTATTTAAACCGGTATAAACCATTAAAAAACTACCACTTGCCGCTTCTTCAAGATATAGTGATCCTGTAACAGGACTTCCCGGTCTGTTTGCTCTCGAACCTCTAGGTGGTTTTGATACCCCCTGAACTCTTAATGAACCACTAATTTCTATATTGTCATGACGCATATCCTATAAATAGTTTTTTTAATTTCTCCATCCACAATGTCCTGATGATGTTCCTCCGTTAACACCCGGTGCTAATCCAGATGGGTTAACAGTTCCAGTATCGGTAGCATAAATAAATTTCCAGCTTGTGTTATTTTGTAAACCATCATAATTTCCTAACATATATTGATGATCTTGGCCCATGGTGAAATTTTCTTCACCACAGTTTCCATGTGGTTTTGCCACATTACCAATATTTGTTTCATTAA